TTTGGCCTGTCTAATTCCAAAGCAAGAGAAGCTTTGCGCCTTCTTAGCGAAAAACAAATCCAACAAATAAAAGAAGAAACCCATAGAGGTGGATTAGGAAAATGATATGGTTGATTTATCCAAATTCGTTGAAGTCGTTCTAAAACATGAAGATGACTTTTTAAAAGTTCGTGAAACTTTGACACGTATTGGAGTGTCGAGTAGAAAAGAACGTGTTCTTTATCAATCCTGTCACATTCTTCATAAACAAGGTAAATATTACATAGTTCATTTTAAAGAATTGTTTGCACTGGACGGTAAACTGTCAACTATTACCGAAAATGATATACAAAGACGAAATGCAATTGCTAATTTACTTGAAGAATGGGGCTTGCTAAAGATTGTAAACTATGATATACTAAAAGAAAATATGGCACCAATTCATCAAATTAAAATTATTTCTTTTAAAGAAAAAGATGATTGGGAACTTGTTGCTAAATATAATATAGGTAAAAAAGGTAGACCTGACTAAGGACAACTTGTCATGAATAAAGTGAAAGCCAATCATGTGAAACTAATTAATAAGTATACCAAAGAAGAAGTGTATACTAGGGATTATGATGATGTAATGCGTGAAGGAAACAATGAGTTTATTCGTGTGTTTCAATTATCTAATCCCAATCGAACTTATCTTGTCAATCGTACAGCGTTTACGGTTGCCAAGTGAGTCGTGATGCCTTCGGGGTCACGTAATTTAACTTGCTTAATTAAGGAGAAAACTATGACTATCACTCGTATTAGCCCACTACTACATCAAACTTTAGGCTTTGATCGTTTCTTTGACGATATTGAGAAATTGTTGTCTACTACGCCAGCACAACAAACAATCAACACATTTCCATATCACAATATTATCAGAGTAGATGAGAATCGCTACATTGTTGAACTTGCAGTTGCTGGTTTCAGCAAAGATGACATTGAAATTACTAGAGAAAAAAATACTCTTGTAATTAAAGGTGTCAAAGAAGAAGATGAGATGGGACAAGCGACATATCTTCATAGAGGTATTGCTGCACGTAATTTTACAAAAACAATTACTGTTGCTGATACTATCGAAGTACACAGTTCAGAACTCAAAGATGGTATTCTGCGTGTGGGTCTTATCAATATTATTCCAGAACATCAGAAACCAAAACGTATTGAAATTGGTAACGAACTAAAATTCTTTGAGCCTCAACTTCTACAAGAAGAGAAAAAAGCAGCGTAATACAGTGGGGCGCAAGCCCCACTTTAAATAACCTAAAATTATGAAATCTATTTTGACGTTGAGTCACTTTCACAGTGACTATCCTTTTAACTTTCATTCTTCTTGGATGAAAGTATCTCATGCTGGTGATGTTGCATTTCAAAATCCTCAGTTCGAACAATATTCAATCAACACATCATTAGCAGAAGACCGCATTCAGAAATATCAAAAGTATTATCCTGACGTTTCTGAAAAGAATTTTTTGAAAGCAATGGGACAACAAGCTACCGAATATTGGCTTTGGAAAAATTGTAATGCAGACTACATTGGCTGCACAACCTACCGTCGCTATCTGTTAATAGAAGGCGCACAGCCAGAAGATGTAGACACCGCAAAGATTGTTTATCCAACAGACCCAAATCATATTAATTTTCTTTCTTCCGACATTCAGAAAGAAAAAGCACTTGATATTCTGGACAGTTATGATATAATAACAAATACACGTTCGATTATACCCTGGTCAGTTGAACGACAATATTTGGCATCTGAGCCACAAGAATATTGGGATTTGTTTATAGAAGGAATTCTAGAATTATTTCCAGAGTATAAGAAATCGATTGATTGGTTTCAAGGTAACCATGTAAACTATGAGACAACTTACATCATGCGTAAAGATTATTTCAGAAAATACGCAAGTGAATACTTTGCAATAATGGAATATATTTGGCAGAAAACTGACAACACGTATCCGACACAAGAATATTTGATTCAGAACAATAAAACGTTAGGATGGTATCATCATCAAGGAAGTCCATGGCGTTATCCTGGATTTTTAGGCGAAAGATTCTTTCCTTTCTTTGTTGCGGCTAATGAAATGAAAGCACACTATGTCCCTTTGGTTTTGTTTACTTGATTTTTCGATGATTCCTACATAGCGAGTGAGTGCTTACTTATGAAATATAAATTTATCAAAGCGCACATGAAAGCGGCAGAAGTATATGCTGAACTTTCAACAGCAAAAAGATTGCAAGTGGGATGCGTAATCGTCAAAGAGAATACAATCATTGGTATTGGTTATAATGGTATGCCCAGTGGATGGGACAATGATTGTGAAGAAATCGAGTATGTCTTAAAAGATGAATGTCAACAGAGTGACCGATTTATGCTACACAATGGCTATACCGAAAATGCTCATGGTTGGAGTAAATTACATTCTAAAAAAGAAGTTCTTCATGCTGAGACAAATGCAATTGCTAAAGTTTCTCGGTCAACAAACACAAGTGACGGTGCAAGTTTATTTGTTACTCACGCACCATGCTTAGAGTGTGCTAAAATAATATATCAAGCAGGAATTAAGGAGGTGTATTACAAGAATGATTATCGAAGTGTAGATGGTATTAATTTTCTAAAAAAATGTGAAATTGAAGTTGTTCAAGTTTAATAACAAAAAGGAGAGCGTTATGAGCATTATCGCCAAAATCGCAAAGCAACTTGCTGAAGCTAATCCAAAACTTCCTAAAGCTTACAAGTATGACCTTGCAATGAGAGAGTTCGACAACAAAGTGGAACTTATTGGTCTGGTTGATGACCCAACTTATAATATCGAAGACTTTCGCGGCCGCGAAATGTTGTTTCCTAAAAAATGGGTAACACTTGATGTTCTTGAATCTACTACACAGGTGACAGTATGAGTGAAATTAAATGTTTTACTTTTAAAACTCATCAAACTATCATGGGTGAAGTCACAGATGATGGTAATATTGGCTTCACACTTAAAAATCCTATGCAAGTGATTGCTGTTCCACCACGTTCAGCAAATGATTCTGGTGGAGTTGGTTTTGCACCATATCTTGCTTTTGTTGAAGAGTTTGATAGAGGAATCAATTTTAAATATGATGATGTTCTGACTGTCAATACACCCGTGGCGGATTTACTCAGTCAATATAATCGCATGTTTAGTCGTATTGAAATCGCACCAGCAGGATTAAAATTGTAATGTCAAAATATTACACGAATGTTTGTGTCCACAACAATCACATATTGTTTCGTGGTGTAAATAACGGTCGGAGAGTAAAGAGCAAAGTCAAATACTCTCCGACTTTGTTTTTGAAGTCTAATAAACCGTCCAAATGGAATTCATTATTCAATGAACCATTGGAGCCAATGACCTTTGATACTATTAGGGAGGCACGTGATTTTGTCAAACGTTATGAAGATGTTTCAAACTTTCAAATCTTTGGCAATACAAGGTATGAATACGCCTTTATTGCTGACAATTTTAGAGGTAACATTGATTGGGATATTTCTGATTTATCTATCGCTTTCATAGATATCGAAGTTGGTTCTGAAAATGGATTTCCTGACCCATACAAAGCAACAGAACCAATCACTGCAATTGGTATTCATCAGTTAAATGGTGGTACTACAGTCTATGGTTGTGGAACTTATAAAAATAATCGTGATGATGTTGACTACATTTTATGTGAAGATGAAATTGACCTTTGTGAAAAGTTTCTTGCTGATTGGACAAGCAATTGCCCTGATGTTCTTACTGGTTGGAATATCAAGTTCTTTGATGTTCCTTATCTTATCAATCGTTTCAAACGTATACTTGGCGAAGATGATGTAAAGAAACTCTCTCCTTGGGAAATCATTTCCGACCGTGAGTTGACTTTCAAAGGTAAGAAACAAACCGCATATGAAATCGTTGGCGTTGCAGCACTTGATTATCTTGAGTTGTACCAATGGTATGCTCCTGGTGGTAAGAATGTTGAAAACTACAAACTTGAAACGATTGCAAGTAATGAGTTGGATGAAACTAAGTTGTCATATGATGAGTATGATAATCTTCATCAGCTATACAAGTTAGACTATCAAAAGTTTATTGATTATAATATCAAAGACGTTCATCTTGTTCTTGCTCTTGAAGATAAGTTAAAGTTGATTGAACTTGCACTTACTCTTGCATATGATACCAAATCAAACTTCGGCGATGTATTTGCACAAACAAGAATGTGGGATGCATTGATTTATAACTATCTGCTTGATAAACAAATCATCGTACCACCAAGAAGAGTTGTAAAAAAGAACGAAGCTTTTGAGGGTGCGTATGTCAAAGACCCGCAAGTTGGTTTGCATGATTATGTGGCATCGTTTGACTTGAACAGTCTGTATCCACACCTAATCATGCAGTACAATATTAGTCCCGAAACGTTGATTGATAACTCAAACTATTCTCCGGATATGCGTAAGCTTTCATCTGAGGCTTCTGTAGATAGTTTGCTTGATAAAAGAGTAGACACATCGGTGCTAAAAGATGTGACGAT